AAACACAGGAACAATTGCTGCAAATAAATGGACGCATATTGCAATAACAAGAAACAGTGGAACATTATATTCCTTTATTGATGGTGTTCTTGCTGGTTCTGTTGCAAATACCAGTTCCTTTGATGCTGCAACAGGAACTGGTGCTGGAACTTTTATTGGAGCAGCAAATCTTACGGGAGTTACTCCACCGAATTATAGTTTTACTGGACAAATATCTAACGTTCATTTCGTCAAAGGAACCGCACTCTATACATCAAACTTCACACCACCCACAGGCCCTATCAGTTCTGTCGCAAACACAAAACTTCTGTGCTGTAAATCAAACTCATCAGCAACTGCATTTGATGTCTCGCCAGGATCTATTACTGCAAATGGTAATGCTGCTGCAACCAACTTCAATCCTTTTACTGTGAATATTAATACACAAAGAGGAAAGCAGAGTGGTTGGGCAACTTGGAACCCATTAGAGCCAACGGTTGGTACTCTTTCTAATGGAAACCTTCTTATGGTTGGTTCCAGTGCTTGGAAATCAACGAAAGGTACAGTATCAGTATCTTCTGGAAAATGGTATTATGAAGGAGTGGTTCAGGGAAATACTTTTGGTACTGCAACTGGTAATCTTGGTGGAGGAATAGGGTGGTATACAACAAAAAATCCATCCTATAATGTTGATGCATCTACATCAAGTCTTTATGCAAATCTTTTAGGATTTCATAATACAGGACAATATAATAACTTCTCAACAATACAGACAAGCACAGGTTCTATGACTGCTGGGGATGTTATTGGTGTTGCACTGAATAAAGATAGTAATACTTTTGCTTTTTACAAAAATGGTGTAAGTATTGTAAGTGGTTCATTAGCAAATACTACGGATGATTTAACTCCTTGGACTAATGCATATTACTCTTCTGATAGTACTTGGGTATGCAACTTCGGTCAAAAACCCTTCAAGTTCCCACCACCAGCAGGTTTCCAACCATTAGCACTTGCAAATACTCCACGTCCTACCATCGTTCGTCCGGATCAGTTTGTTGGAGTATCTACTTGGAGTGGTGCTCAAAGTGGAAGTGGTGGATTAACAAGACAAATAAACACCACGTTCCAACCAGATTTTGTATGGATAAAACAAAGAAATCAAGCATACTCAACAGGACATCAACTTTATGATTCCGTAAGAGGTGCTGGTGCGGAGAAAGAACTTAACTCTTCTGGAACAGGAGCAGAAGGAGCAGGAAATATTGAAACTTACGGTTGGTTAAACTCCTTTGACAAAACTGGATTTACAGTCAAAGGTGGTTCATCTGATTATGATTATGTTGATAAAAGTGGAGTGACTTATGTTGGATGGGCTTGGAAAGCAGGTGGAAACTCAAACACCTTTAATATTAATGATGTTGGTTATGCAACGGCATCTGCTGCCGGACTTACAGCAGGAACCATTACTCCTACTGGTGCTTCTGTGAATACAAAGAGTGGGTTTAGTATTATAACTTATAATGGAGCAGGAACTAATTCCGCATTAACCAATACGATTTCTCACGGACTCACTCAAGCCCCAACATTTATGATAGTTAAAGCACGTACTGGAACAAATGCTGCTGATGACTGGTTTGTATATCATAAATCTATTGGACCAACTAAAAGAATTAGATTTAATTTAACAAATGCTGCAGATACTCAAACTTGGATGGGCGATACTGAACCAACATCTTCATTAATTACACTAAATCAAGGGTGGTATAGTGTTAATTATACAGGACATACTCATATCTTATATGCTTGGCATGATGTTCCAGGTTTCAGTAAATTCGGCACTTACACCGGAAATGCAAGCACCGATGGGCCTTTTGTATTCACCGGATTTAGGCCCAGGTGGTTGCTTGTGAAGGAAACTGGAAATAGTAATAATTGGTTCTTACTTGATTCAACAAGAAACCAGTACAACTATGTTGGTAATACGCTGTGGCCCAATCTTTCCAATCAAGAAAACGACACAAGTATCAATCCAGATACTACTTACAATAACTTTGATTTTCTTTCTAACGGATTCAAACCAAGATCAACCTACTCAGGAACAAATCGCTCTGGTGGTACTTACATCTACGCAGCATTCGCAGAAACCCCAACACAAAATCTCTACGGAGCACAATCAAATGCCCGCTGATATAAATATCTAAAAAAGTAATACTATGGCTATAGGTAATCAACCGTCTCTTACGGGAAATGTAGCAAGCAAATCTATAAGTGTTACCGCAACTACCGGTCAAACTCTTTTCACGGTAACTGGTGGTTATAGAATTAATCAGATTTCTATATTCAGAAACGGTACAAGACTGGTTGATTCACTTGACTATACTGCTCGTGACGGTTCATCAGTCACTCTTCTTTCAGCAGCAACATTAGGTGATACAATAGAGTTTCAGGTATTTGATGACTTTCGTGTTGCTGATGCACTGGATGTAAACTCTGGTGGAACAGTAAATGGAAATGTAAATATTGGTTCATCAATCAGTTTATATTCTTCCACTGGTATTGTTACTGCAGCAAAATATTATGGAGACGGTTCAGAACTTACTGGAATTGGTGGTGGTGTAGGACAACCAACAGGTGATGCTGATGGATTGTTTAATTATGTTGCGGCTGCAGCAACAGTCACACAATCAATCACATTTGATACAACAAATGCTGGTAATTATGATTCATATATTGTTTCAGTTATTCCAAACATTACTGTTGCCTCTGGTATTGCAGTAACGGTTGGTCTTGGTAAAACTATGGTTATTGATGTACTCAGAATAGGAGATCTCTAATGTCAAAAATTGTTGCAAGTACTATCACAGGTTTAAATGGTGCACCAACATTTACAAATGGTGTAAATGTAACTGGTATTGCCACAGTGACGACACTAAGCGCAACCACACTAAGTGCAACAACAATTACGGCAACAAACTACACTGGTATTCCTGCAACATCAGATTGGCGTGATGGTTCACTCTTCTAAATAGATAAAAACAAGTAATAAAATGGCACTGAACAGAGGCAACTTAGGTTTTACTACACAAATAGGTGCAGGAGTGACCAGCGCAGTTTATACAGTTGGTTCTGCTCAGACTGCATATATCAAAAGCGTTTTACTTCATAATTTAAGTACAACAGGTACTCAAAACGTTGCAATTCACGTAGTTGCAAATAGTGGTGGAAATGCAGGAACCGCAAACTCAACCACAAGAATTGCAAGAATTGGTATTTCAACAGATGATACATTCTTCTTTGAACCTGCATATCCAATTACATTAAGAAGCAACGGAGATACATTACAAGTTTTGAATGAAGGATTTACTTCAAACTCTATTAATGTTTTAGTACTGGGCGATAAAGAGGTCTGATATGGGATTTAAGAATATTAAGGGAAATGTAAAGAACTCTCTTTTAGATTATTTTGTAAGTGGTAAAGCAGTTCAGTATCATACTGCAGAGTTTGGTGAGCTTGGAATAATTCCATTTTCTGCAACTGGAGGAACTCAAACAACGTATAGTGTATACACTGTTCATACATTTACTTCTTCTGGGATTTTAACCGTAACTGCTGGAACTAAATCAATAGAAGCACTTATTGTTGGCGGCGGCGGCGGTGGTGGAAGTTCCTTAGCGGGTGGAGGGGGTGGATCTGCCGTTATAAAATTAACTGCAGCAACTTTAACTCCAGGAAATTATACAATCAGTGTTGGTGGTGGTGGGGCTGGAGATACAAATGGTGAACCAGAACCTGGAGGTGCCACAGGCACCGCCTCAACTATTAGCATCTTAAATGTAACTGCTTTTGGTGGAGGTGGGGGAGCAACTAGAGCAGGTGTTGCTTTAACTGGTGGAAATGGTGGTGGTGCATCATCAGACGGGAGTACTTCTACTGGTGCTCTTGGATATACACCAACTCTTCCTGGTTCAGTAACAGGAACAGTATATGGTGGATATAAGGGCGGCAATGGAAACGGAAATCCTGGATCACCTGCATATGGTGGTGGAGGAGGAGGTGGCGCCGGTGGAAACGGAACTAATGGATCTAATTCTACTGGAGGTGGGCCAGGCGGGCCAGGTGTGACAATTCCTGCTTTTGATAATGCTTCATCATATGTTTATAGTGGTGGAGGAGGAGGAAGCGCATATAATAATGGAAGTGGAGGAAATGGTGGTCCTGGCGGCGGTGGCGGTGGTGGATCTAATAATAATTCTGGAGGGTCTGCGGGTCCTGGTGGAAGAAATTCAGGATCTGCTGGTAGTGCTGGACCAGATACTAGTGGAAATTATCCTGGAGGAAATGCTGGCAATAATACTGGAAGTGGTGGAGGTTCAGGTGCTCATCCTGCCGGTCCTGGAGGAAATGGCGGTTCCGGTATTATCATCATAAGATACTTAACATAAATATCTAAAAACATAAAAAGATGTCAAAGCTGCAGGTTGATACTATTGTAAATAAGAATGATGACGGAGCACCAACTCTTACAAGGGGTGCAGTAGTAACTGGTGTCATTACTGCAACTACTTTTAGTGGCAATTTTACTGGTGTTGCTGCAACATTCACTGGCAATGTATCAATCGCAGGAACATTAACTTATGAAGATGTAACCAACGTAGATTCTGTTGGTTTAGTAACCGCAAGAAGTGGTGTTAGAGTTACTGATGGGGGGTTAGTTGTAACTGCTGGGGGGTTAGTTGTAACTGCTGGGGTTTCTACTTTCTCTGGTGCAATGAGAGTTGCAACTGGAATGGAAAAAATTCACCGACAAGCAGGAGTTGCAGTTACATTAACTTACAATTCATCATCAAGTTCTAATGTTGGTTATACCACTAATCCAGGTGGAGATATTACAGTCAACGTTGTAGGTATTCCAACATCAAGTGATTATGATGATCATTCTATTACCTTTGCAGTCATTGTAAACAACACAGGCACTGCAAGAACTTGTACTGCTGTTAATTTGAATGGTGTTTCAGAAACCATTCGTTGGGCTGGAGGTTCTTTAAGTGCAGCACTTTCTGGTGTTACTACAACAACTGGTCATACAATCTTTAGTTTCACTGGTATCAATACTGTTGGATCTGCAAGTACGGCATCGAATTATACAGTGCTTGGAACAGTCAGTGGAGGTTTTTGGTAATTATGGCTCCTTTATTGGGAAGACTTGGTAATGGTGGAGGAACCACTGCTGGATTTGGATTTGGAAAGAGAAAGGTTTCTGCTGGTGCTCAGGCAACTGTTCCTGTTACTATCAAACTTTGGGGTGCCGGTGGAAATACTGGTCAATGGCAAGGTGGAAACACAGGAAGACCAGCTGGTGGAGGAGGATTTGCATCAGCTTCTTTTCTTTTAGAATCTGGAACTACATTGAAACTAAGAGTAGGTGGTGCTGGGGTGTCTGGACAAGGGCGCACTTCTGGTACTGGAGTTGGAGGATATAATGGTGGAGGTAATGCACAACAAAGTAGTAATGGAACTGGTGGTGGTGGAGGTGGAATGACATCAGTTTGTATTGGAACTCATTCATTTTCCAATGCTTTGATTGTTTCTGGTGGTGGTGGAGGTGGAAACTATTATTATGGGTCCACCGGCGGTGGTGCCGGAGGTGGAACAGAAGGTGAAAGTGGTGGTTCGACCCCCCTTGATGGAAGGGGTGGAACTCAATCTGCTGGTGGAACCAATCCATATTCATCAAATAATAATGGATCCGCATTTCAAGGAGGAAGCTGTATAACTACGGCAGAACCCAGCTGTGGGGCAGCTGGTGGAGGTGGTGGATATTATGGTGGTGCTGCCGGTAGTGGATGTGACTCTGCTAATGGTGGCGGTGGTTCTGGGTATGTGACTTCGGGTGGAACTATAAATACTAAACAAGTTATAACACAATCATCTAATTTAACTGCTGGATCCGGTAGAACCGTTGGTGGTAGTGGAGATCCTGATTATCCAGGTAGTAGCACTGGATATGGATCTTCTGGTGGATCTGATTTTACTGCTTATAATGGAGCAGCAAAAATAACTATAAATGGATCTTCGACAAGTTATAGTTATACTGGATCAGAAGTTACTATAACAGTTCCATAAATAACTAAAAACATAAAAGATGTCTCAGTTAAATGTAGATACTATTAAAAATAGGTTAGGAACAGCAGGCCCAGTTGTTCCGTCATTAACTGTGACTAATGATGCTACTGTGGGTGGTGCATTAACCATAACAGGAAATTTTACTGTTAATGGTACTCAAACGATTGTTAATACGACAAGTCTGGAAGTAAAAGATAAGAATATTGGTATTGGTAGTACAACTTCTCCAAGTGATGCTCTTGCAGATGGAGCTGGTATCACAATTTATGGAACAACAGATAAGACACTTACTTGGTCTAATACCACAAAAAACTGGACATTTGTTGGTGGTGGAGTAACAGTCAGTGACTTATCAGTTTCTGGTATTGCAACAATTGCAACTTCATTGGACCTCAAAGGTGCAGTAGAAACAGTCAGTACTGGTTCTACTTATGATTTGGGTGGTGGTAGAGTTGTATTAGAGTGTGATGCACGAAACGGTACTGTCTTTACTCATGATTTAGCAAATGGAATTGTTGGGATTACATCTCTCAAAAACTTCCCAGTTACAAAGAACTCTGCAACAACATTTACAATTCTGTTCACCCAGAATGCAACAGGAACTGCAAATACAACTGCATTAACTGGTATTGGAACTAATGTAAGATTAACTCCTTTTGGTGTGAGTGGATTTACAACGACTTCCAGAGTTGCAACAGCATCCACAATTACACTTTCAACAACTGCAAATGATGTAGATATTGTAAGTTTTATGGTTCATTATAATGGTTCTGGAACTGGTACAGTCTCAAACTATAAGGTTTATGCAACAAACAATACCGGATTTAGATACGGTTCAGTAGGTTTCTAATTATGGCACCATTTTTTACTGGACTTACAAGAGGTATTGGTGGGAGTGGATTTGGTAAGAGTGCTAGACTTCCGGGAATAGGATTCATTATTGGAAGTTCCGCAGTTAGAGTTTTGGATGCATATCAAGCATTTACATATAGTAGTGGAGATTCTATAGTTTCTACTGTAACTGGATATTATTCTTTCCGAATTAGTGGAGGAAGACCAGGAAGTGGTGGACAAGGTGGACAAACTGAAGGTAGTATTTACTTAATTGCTGGACAATCAGTTTATATTAGAAATATTTTTACATCTTATGAAAAAAGTGGTGGATATGGAGTTTACGTTGGTAATACCAATGCTTTAGATCCAAGTGCAAATAGACCAAATAGCACTATTTTAGTTGCTGCTGGTGGTGGATATGCACTTAGTGGATATACTGGTGATGGGGGAGGACTTACGGGAGGAAATGCTGGTGGACAGCAAGCACCAGATTTTAATAATCCAAATAACTATACTCTTTTTGGAGGAACTCAAACTGCTGGTGGTGGTGGAAGCCCAGGGTTATTTGGCGGTCAAAATGGACAAGTATGGTATGGTGGTAGTGGTGGAGGTGGTAGTCAAGGATATGGTCCAGGTGGAGGAGGGGGACATGGATGGTACGGTGGTGCGGGTGCTGGTGGTGATAATCAGGGTGGGCATGGATCTGGTGCCGGAGCATCGGGATATGTTTCATCCATATTAGTTACTCCAAATACTCATGGAAATTTGGCACCAGGAGGATCAACCACATCAGGTGCAGCAGGGTGGCCAAGTGGTTCAACATTTAATACAACTAAACTTGAAATAAAAATTGGTTTAGTGTAAAATAACTTATATATCATGAGGTAATTTATTTTGAATTTTTCTTTATCGGAAAATCACATTGCGACATTCACTAATTATTTTAGTGATGAAATACTTGATAGGTATATCAATCACTTTGATTATTGTTCAGAAAACAAAAACAAATTTACATATAAGCGTGAGAGACAATTTATAACAGTGGATGAAAATGTTGATTTATTAACTTCAGTATTTTATGATGATGATGATGTTGTTGTAAGATATATTAATGTAGAATTTTTAAATATATTTTTTAACAAGATATATCCAGAGTATTTAAAAAAATATGAAGTATTAAATTCAATAAAAAATCATACTATTTTAGAACTTAAAATTCAAAAAACATTGCCTGAACAAGGATATCACGTTTGGCATTGCGAAAATATGAATTTGGAGCATAGAACTAGAATATGTGCTTTTATTTTATATTTGAATGATGTAGAAGAGGGGGGAGAAACAGAATTTTTATATCAAAAAACAAGAATAAAACCAGAAAGAAATAAATTAATACTCTGGCCAACCAGTTATACACACATTCATAGAGGAAATCCTCCACTATCTGGAAAAAAATATGTATTAACAGGATGGGTTGAAGCAACATGAGATATGGTTATCCTACATTAATTCGAGACAATTTTTTTACAAATCCCGATGAAATTGTTGAATTGGCAAATAAATTTGAATATTATTCTCAAGCAAATGGTGATTGGCCAGGCAAAAGAACAAAAAATTTACTTGAAGTTGATCCCAATTTTTTCAATCATATTTGCGCACGTATATTAAAAAATTATTATAACTATAGTCCTATTGAATATACATTTTCTGCATTTTTTCAAAAATCCTCACCATATGATGAAGATCAATATAATTTAAAAAATTTAGGGTGGGTACATGTTGATCAAGGTATTTTTGGTGGATTGATTTATCTTACTAAAAAACCAGAAGAAAATACTGGCACATCATTATTTGATCTCAAAAATAGTTATTGGAATTATCCAGAATATGTAGATCAAGTTAAAAGAAGACATTATCTTCAGGATAAAACACTTACCGATCAAGCATACAGTGGTGCATATGAATTTTTATTGGAACAATTTCAAGAAACTGTAAGTGTGCAGAGTAAATATAATAGATTATTTTCTTATGATGGGAATCAATATCATGCATTACAATCTATTGGCACAAAAGAAAGATTAACATTAGTTTTCTTTTGTAAACATTTACTAATTGATGATAGAGAATCTTATCATAGCAGCAGAATTCTTGGATAGTTGACATAACCCCCAACATCCTATATAATACCGTTGAATACATTATAAGGAGGATGAACTCTTGGCTTTTCAGGCAACGTGGTACTACACAGATCTCCCAGAGGATATTGTAGACCTTATTGAAAAAGATTTAACAGAAAAATTTGACCCATCAATGGCAGACTCCAAACTTCACGGAGATGCCCTGAATAAGGAAAAGAGAAACTCACAAAACACCTGGATCCCCACAACTCACTGGGTTGCTGGTTTTCTGTGGCACTATGTTCAACGTGCAAACCGTGAGAACTTCTTGTATGATTTGAGGAATATTGATGGCGAAAGTCTTCAATATACCCGTTATGGTGAAGGTGAGTTTTATGGTTGGCATAATGATGCTGGTCTTGCAACTCAATACAAGCCTCAATCGGTTGGCAATCGTGCAGAAGGACTTGCAAATGATTTTGTAAATGAAAATATTGAACTTGTAAGGAAACTTTCGTTCTCACTGCAACTTTCTGGTCCTGATGATTATGAGGGCGGAAACGTTCAGTTTATTGATGAAGGTGGCAATAGTTATTTTGCTCCAAGAAAGCGTGGAACGATTGTACTTTTTGACTCACGTACTCAACATCGTGTTCTGAAAGTTACGAAAGGTGTTCGTAAGAGTATTGTTGGTTGGACTGTTGGCCCACGTTGGCGCTGAGGTAAAAAGTTATGGCACAATGCGAATATAACGAATTAGAACTGATGATGCAGGAACGTAGAAATACGGGAACTGCATGGACACGTAATGAGAGTTTTGAAAAGAACGGATACTTAGTTATCAAGGACCTATGGGAACCTGAGGAGCTTTATCATCCTGTTCCTGCCGAAAGAGGACAGATTAACTATTTTGGTTCTGTGGATAGGTTTAATCACCAACCAGAAGAACAACAAGTGAATGGTTCTTTGGCACGATACTCTCATCCGATGTATAAGACAATTCATACAGGAATTCGTCTGAAACTGGAAAAGGAGATTGGACGGAAACTTTATAATACCTATTACTATGACAGGTTTTATTTTCCAGGACAAGAATTAAAGAAACACGCAGACAGAGATGCCTGTGAGATTTCAGTCACTGTTCATATCAGCACCAATCTGAAAGAAGAATGGCCTATCTGGATTAAAACTCCTGATACTTATGCTGATAAGAAGAA